TGATTGAATACGAAGAAGATTAACCTAGGTAATTCACTAGTGAACCACTAGAGATAAAGAAAGTAAATAAATCAATAAGAAATTATTTACCCTTGCTTACCAAGGATTATACTTAGGGAATTCACAGTGTGTCAAGTACCCACAAGGGGATATGTTCACAGTAGGACACTACCGATAGAGTGACCACCATGCTAAGTCAAACCGAAGAAAGAGATTACTGGTATTGGAAGGAAGCAGAGTTGGACTTCCAATCCCTGCAGCAGAGTGTTCGGGACATTCTGATGCAGTTACCTGAGGCTGAAGGTCTCAGAGCTTTTCACTCCCGAGATGACAAGGAGATAGATCATGGCAAAAAAGAAACCGATTACCGTTGAAGGTAATGTAGCTTTTGCTTACCTGAAAGAACCGGACGTGTATCAGGGGAATTCCAAGTACTCAGTAACCCTGAGTCTCACCGAAGAATCTCAGGAGTACCTGAAGGGTCTTGGTGTAAAGCTGAAGGAATACACTGACAAGAATGGTGTCAAGCACATTCAACGTGAGTTCAAGCGTAAGGCTGACTTCGGTATCCCGCCGATCTTTGATTCCAATGCACAGTCAATTGATGCTGGAGACATTGGATACGGTGACACTGTACGTCTAGCCATTAGCGTAGGTGAAGGCAATGCATTGGGCCGTGGTACTTACATGGATGCAGTAAAACTTCTCAAGAAAGCAGAGAGAAGTGAAGAAGCTGCTCAATCAATGGTTGCAGGAGACTTCTAATGGACGTAGATACTGCATTCCATGACTGGTGGGACAAGCAGGAACCCCTGCCCCCGAACACAATCAAGAAGCAGATCTTTGAAGTCTATAAAGATGGCTATGAAGCAGGGATGATTGAATCCCTCAACGAAGTTATTAAGGCAGACGATTAACCATTTAACTCGTGCGTTCTTAAGAAGCCTTAGTAGTATCCTGAGCACGATACAAAACTGCTCACTCACTCACCCATAAGTAGGAACATAAAGATGTCCGAAGAGGATCCATTCGTTAGGCACGAGCCGTGTCCCGCTTGCGGAAGCAAGAATAATCTAGCACGTTATCAATCAGGATCAGCCAGTTGTTTCACAGTTGGCTGCAACTATTATGAAAAATCAGATGGGAGTAGTACTATTTCCAGCACATCCATGCTCAAGATTCCCGGTGAATCTAAGGCAGACACTGCCCGTAGAATTTCACTGAACACCAACCAGAAGTACCGTGTAACCAATTGGTTCAACAACAATACGGAATACAAAATCTATCCATACTTCGATGCCGATGGCTCACTGACAGGGTTGAAGTATCGAGGTATCAAGGACAAGTCCTTCCGTTTTGAAGGCTCCAGTACAGCATCAGGTCTGTTCGGACAGCAGTTGTTTCAACATGGGGGCAAGTACCTTACCATTACTGAAGGTGAAGAGGATGCATTGGCTGCCTATCAAATGTTAGGTAGTCGTTGGCCGGTAGTATCAGTACGTACTGGTGCCAAGGGTGCAGTCCGTGACATCAAGCAACAACTTGAATGGGTTGATTCATTTGAAAAGATTGTAATCAGTTTTGACAATGATCTCCCGGGCAAGGAAGCTGCCAATGAGGTGGCTCAGTTGTTCATGCCGGGTAAGGTACTCATCATGCAGCCTGAGTTGAAGGATGCGGGTGACTACCTACAAGCAGATCGTGCTAAGGACTACGTGGATCATTGGTGGAAGGCCAAGGAATATATGCCTGATGGCATCATCAATGCTAAATCATTGAGAGACCGCATCTTCAATCCCCCAAAGATCACTTCAGTACCATATCCGTGGACCTGTCTCAATGATTTTACCTATGGATTTCGACAGCAGGAATTGGTAACAATCACTGCAGGCTCAGGCATGGGTAAGTCCAGTGTCCTCCGTGAGTTGGAACACTGGTTACTAATGAACACTGAGGACAACATTGGAATCCTTGCATTGGAAGAAACTACAGACAGAACCGGACTAGGTATCATGTCAGTGGAAACCAATCAAAATCTGCACTTACCTGACGTTAGTATTTCAGAAGATGAAATGGATCGAGCATTCAATAAAACGTTAGGCACTGGACGTGTATTCCTACACGAACATTTCGGATCAACCGGGGAGGACAATCTAATCTCCAAGATTCGATTCATGGCTAAGGCATTTGATTGTAAGTGGATTATCTTTGACCACATCTCCATTGCAGTATCAGGTATGGAGGGTGACAATGAACGTCAATTGATCGACAGATTGATGACAAAACTACGTACACTGGTACATGAAACAGGTATTGGTATGTTTGTAGTCTCACATTTACGTAGACCAACAGGAGATAAAGGACATGAGCGTGGTGCTGAAGTTACCCTCAATCAGTTGCGAGGAAGCCATGCAATTGCACAGCTATCCGATATTGTATTGGGTTTGGAAAGAGATCAACAAGCAGAAGATGAATCCAAACGTAACACTACCTTGATTCGAGTGATCAAGAATCGTTTCACTGGATTAACTGGACCTGCCTGCTATCTCGAATACAGTAAGATCACGGGCCGCTTGACTGAAACCAGTAAGCCAGAGGACGGTGATTTTTAATGAAAGATTTAGTCTTCGATATTGAAACAGACGGATTCAATCCAACAACTATACATTGTGCGGTGGTGAAAGATGTTAAAGCTAATAGTATTCATGTCTTTACTAGTGACGATCATAGCGGTTTTGCTGGATTTGTATCTGGACATAACCTCATCGGACACAACATCATAGGTTTTGATTTACCAGCATTGGAGAAAGTATGGGGATATACACACACCGGTACGATAACAGATACTCTAGTTTTATCCCGGCTTGCAAATCCTGCACAAGAAGGGGGCCACTCCCTAAGGAATTGGGGGTCCATGTTAGGCTTCGAGAAGGGGGAACATACCGACTGGAGCGTCTACTCGGAGCAAATGTTGAAATACTGTGTGAGGGATGTCGAGGTAACGGAGAGAGTTTATCAGCAGATGATGAAGCAGAGCCTGAACCCTCAGGCTGTAGAGTTAGAGCACCGAGTGGCTGGTATCATCAAGCAGCAGGAGATAAATGGTTGGGTCTTCAACGAAAGAGATGCGGTGAATCTGCTGGCAAGCCTAAGAAACCAAATGAACGATATTGAAATGGAGATACATAATGAATGGAAACCTATGGCAAAACTTGTTCGGGAGTACCGTCCTAAGTACACTAAAACAGGCAGCCTTAACCGTGCTGGCCTCAACTTTGTTGATTCTCCTGACCATATTTGGACTGATCGGTCCATTGCCGGGATTAATACTGGCTGGACTAGCATCATACGCTGGATTGATTTTAATCTGGGTAGCCGCCAGCAGATTGCTGAGAGATTATCTTTAAAGGGTTGGCAGCCTGACCGCTTCACGGAGAAAGGCAATCCGATTGTTGATGAATCTACACTAGACGGTGTAGATATTCCAGAGGCTAAGTTAATTAACGAATACTTATTGTTACAGAAACGAGTAGGTATGCTCAACAATTGGCTTGATAATCTAAAGGATGATGGTAGACTGCATGGACGAGTCAACACCAATGGGGCAATCACAGGTCGGATGACACACAGTGATCCTAATCTAGCACAGGTACCGGCAGGTTATTCACCATACGGTAAAGAGATGCGTAAATTGTTCACTGTCCCGTCAGGTTACAAGCTAGTGGGTGCCGATGCTGCACAGCTTGAGTTGCGTATGCTTGCACATTACATGAACGATGAGGACTACACAAATGAAATCCTTAATGGGGACATTCACAGCACAAACCAAGTTGCTGCTGGACTTGACACTAGAGACAAGGCAAAAACTTTTATCTATGCCTTCCTGTACGGAGCAGGTGATGCAAAAATCGGAAGCATTGTCGGAGGCTCTAGTAATGATGGACGAATTCTTAAGGATCGGTTCCTTGAAAATACTCCTGCACTGGCAGGACTTAGACAACGAGTTGATGATACAGTGCGGCAGCGTGGATGGCTTAAAGGATTGGATGGACGGAAACTCCACATCCGATCAGCACACTCAGCACTGAATACTTTACTTCAATCAGCAGGTGCAGTGGTTATGAAGCAGGCATTGGTTCATCTCGTGGATAATTGTCAGCTACGATACAAGCTGGTTGGTAATATTCATGATGAGATTCAGGCTGAAGTCCATGAGGAAGATGCTCATGCCTTTGGACAACAGGTAGTACAGAGTATTCGTATGACTGAGCAATCCCTAGGGCTACGCTGCCCAATGGATGGGGATTACAAGGTCGGTAACAATTGGAGTGAGACACACTAATGAAACTTTACATTCAAGTAGATGATGATCAAGCAGATCGTATCTTTGTAGACCTATTACTGAACTGCTACTGGGAATACACAGGTGAACTTGCTTTTGCAGAAGAGGCAGGTGAAATTGCTAGGGCGTGTAAGACCTTGCTTAAGCAGTACATGACACCTAGTGAATATGGTGTGGAGGTAGAGGAATGAAAACACTACTTGAAGCAGCTAAACTAGCACTTAAAGATTGGGACTACATGGGTCCTGATGATGTGGTTGGTTACGGTATAGAAGAACTCAGAAAGTGTGTTGCAGAAATAGAGAAAGAGATTGAGATTGAAGAACAGGTACCATGCAAGACACACCCCGATGCACCACATGGGTTTGATCGTAATGCAAGCCACTCACTAGATCGGTATGTCTGTAGGTGTGAACACTGGGAGCCAGAAGATGAAGATCATTCCAACTGAATTTGAAATC